GTTAGCCATATAAATGTAAATGTATTAAATAAGGTTAACCTAGTGTTGTGGGACGTCAACACAGCGGATACCCCGTTTAAAACAGGTAATACTGTTTATGGTAATGGCTTTTGTATCACATACAGTAGCGGTGAGCAATGGCTATGTCAGTTGGCAATGGCTGTAGGAGATTCGCACCTATTTACCAGGCATCAGAGAGAGGGCGTTTGGAGCGGATGGACAACAATAGGTTCTCCTAGCAGTTAAGCAGTTAAGATGATTATTTAAGTCCCAAAATGTAGATTGAATTAAGCCCAAATCCCTCATTGACATCAGCTTCTATCAATGTTACTGTGCCAGCTGAGTAATTTATGGATAGCAAAACGTTTGCGCAATATCCGTATGATTTACCTGGTATTGTTATGTACCGTGCTCCGTCTAAAATATGACTTACTAATGGCACAAGGGTAAAATTAAAAAACATATTACCATTACTCGCTTGCTGTATAATTACCATGATTTCGACAGTTTTATAACCATTAAACGAAATCCCTGTTATTGACTTATTATTCATGGATAAAGTAGCAAGCTGGGTTCCTGTCCCAATAGATGCTAAATTGCTACTTTTTTAAGATACATATTTGCTCACAGTCAGCGAAACCAAGCTCTGATCAATATGTAACTTCTTAGCCACATCCTTTTGTTTCATTCCATCATGATATAGATACTCAAATACCATCTTATCTCTTGGGTTTTCAATCGACAAAATCAACTCATCAATCTCCACCATCAATTGTTCAAAGAATCTTTTTTCCTGAGCAATCTTTAACTCTAAATCATGTATTCTTTCTTTCCATTGCCTGCTATCAGTTCCACACGGGCCTGAAACAGTAAAACCTCGCCGTTGAAAAGGAAAGCATGGATTAGAACCATATACCTTCCCATATAAGGTTTCTGGTGGATTATCTTTGTATCTTTGTAATTTTTTTTCATCTTTAGCAATTACATCTCTAATATATGGATAATTTGCCAAATACTCTCTTGTCAACGCCTTAATCATAATTGCATTCTCCTCTCATCGCAATTTTCTGGACTTTTTCTCCCATCAAGAATCAATCTCGTGCTCCTATAACTTCTTCGTTTCGATATTCCACGACATTTCGCCCCACAATAAATTTGCTTTGTGTTGTTACGCAAAAACTCCTTTCCGCAAATAGCACAAAACCTATACCCAAATTGTTCCGCTCTATATGATTTTGAATTTGCTCCTCGTCCTAGACTTGGTGTATTTAAAGCATCTTCCAAACTCCATCCGAACTTATGTATCCTGTCATACACTGTTGCGGCATTAAGGTGATGTGCCTTACACAAACTACTAAACGAATTTTTGCGTTGAGATGGAGTCTCAAATGCTTTTTCCACATCCCAATTTCGTGCAGTAATCCTGTCGTGTATTGTGTCATAGTCTAAACCCAATGTCTCGCACCACTCTATCAAAGGCTTTTTCACACCATGATATGTCACCCAGATTGTGTCGCGTTTGTTTCTTGCCTGCTGCTTTAAAGTAATCCACTCGCAGTTTTCTGGTTCATAATTTCCATTCACGTTTATCCGCTCAATAGTTAAATCATCATCATATCCATTGTTTTTTGCCCAATCAGCAAAATTATCAAAACTCAAAAGCCACTCATGGCATATTTCGATTCCACGACCGCCATAGTCCTTATATCTCGCATCGTTTTTATTCAAGCATCGTTTTTTCATCCCATGATATATTTCCCATAATCTTTGGTTTTCTTTTTGAGGATTTCTCAAATATTTCGCCATGCAAAACACCTCCTAAAATGGTCGCGGCATAACAGAAACTTTAGCCACAGTTCCGCTTCCCTTTGCAATAAACACAGCCAAACTCGCCAAAGAGTCCGGCGCATCATCATTTTTGTTCTTTCCGTTTATGGTGAAGCTATATACATTATTCATAAACTTCCGGTATTCTATCTTCTGATATCCACTATCCAAAAAATAAAAATTCCTGATAGCTTGAGCGTTATCCCAAATGCGCTGTTCTTTTCTCTGGTGTGTTTTTGTTGCACTGCCGCCAGTTCCTATCAACATCTGCTGGGCGAATTTCGATACCAGATTGATTTTCACGCCCTTTTCTTCCAACATTTTTTCAATCTCGTCTTTGTATCCCTCGCCTCCGGCATTGGCTTCAAAAAAGGCATTAGTCACATGATTTCTAATCAACGCATCAATGACTTTAGGTTGTGTTATTGTTTTCTCACTATTGTCATATACAACCTCATGGACATATACGGAACCATCATCATAGACATATGCAATCGGCATAGCCAGATAATCTGTACCACCAAGAGCCACGTCACAGGCAGCAACAACTTTTAGCGGCTCCATATTTGGCAATACGCCATTGTAAAAATTCATGTGTTCTGGATTAAATACTGCGCCGTCACGCTCAATAGGCTCTTGTTGACACTGGCTGAACCACGAAGCCATATCATCATTCTCTTCAAATTTCGCACGCTCTACACGATAATACTTTGTGCTGAATCCCACATTATAATCGTAATCAAAGTTACTTTCGTCTGTTTCGGGGTCAAGCGCCGGTATTTTAAGCACATCCCACCGAATATCCTTGGCTTCTGGATTGTTTTCCAAAAATGCCATACGATTCATGTAAATATCATGCAGGCTCCAAATTGTACCGTTATAAATAACCTTACATTTTTCCTTCTTACGCTTCATAAGGTTGTTGTCAAAAATCGTTTGCTTTCGTCGCAAAATGTCTGGACTAAGCACATCTTGTATTCCCTCTAAAATATCATCCGCAATCAGCCAACCTGTGGCATCATACAAACCGTTCAATCCAGAAGTAAGACCTTTTCCAGAGAGAGATTTGTATTTTTTCTTGCGCTCCAAATCTACTGTATTGGCTTTTGCGTCAGTATCAACAATTTTTGCCATTGGGAATATATCCTGATGACAATACACTGGGTCTGTCCATATTTCCTTCACTCCATCAAGGAACGCCCCACCGGCATCTTCTTTATATGAACAATACAAGTTACTCAATTCAGTGTCCCGACAGCAATGCCAGCTTGTCCCTAAAGTGATTATTTGAGTTTTCCCGACCCTCGCCGGCATATGTACAAATAACTCGTCCAGTCGGTCATCTTCCAACATTTGCAGCTTATTGACCACCTTTATCAAGGTTTTGCGCCTTGGCTGGTAAAATCGTTCTCGTGGCTTTCTGTCTTTCTCTATGTACAGGCAATAACTATCCAGTAAATACGGTGCCTCAAACAACATGGTTCGCCAATATAAGTCATCCCACTGGCTGTCCATGGTCTTTGCAAACAGAGAAGTTGCCTGCTTCTTTATGAATCCAGAATATGCCATGATAAAATCCCGCTCATCAACCGGCAGCTCCGGATTATCTTTCATCGTATATTGAAGTTCGGACAGAAGAAGTTGCAAAATGTCCAAAGATAGCGGCTCTGTCAGTTGCCGCTTTAGTTTTTTGATTATTTCCCGGTGTTCCTGAAAATCCATAGAAAAGAGCCTCCTTCCTTTGCTTATTTCACAAAGGTCGAAGGCTCATTAGGCTCTGGTTTAAATCGACATATTTTTTAGTTTATTCGCTCTCCGGGTGTTCTTTCTGCCATTTTTGATAATACCAACATCTCGTTGCGACACTCCTATTTATTCCCCGGAGAATATCATAATTCTCGCATTCATACTCCTTGTTCCACCCATGAACATCAAAATTGTGTCCAAAACAAAGCCTGCGAATTCTCGACTTTGCCCAATCTTCATAGTCATGCTTCTTCCCTATCATGAGTATTGCCGCCCATGGCGTTGCATTTGGACTACAATAGAAGTATAGCGGCCACCAATGTCCATCACACAATAGAGGTAGTCTAAAGCAAATATACCCGTATTTCTTAGTATGTAACTGCACGCCCCAGTGCATAGCATTTCTCCCATACACCGTTAAACTTCCAATGCTAAAATGCCCAGTCATGAATTTCCATTTCATGTAATGCTTTAGCTTACTCCACATTAACAATCATCTCCTTCCGGCATTTGCTGTTCTTGCACTTATACGGCATTTTCTCAATCCTCGTATCCGGATTAATCTTGAACTGCTTTTTCTGGCAGTAAGGACAGATAACAAAGCCTGCCCTTATATCCGCCTGACCGTCAAATCCATCTTCTGGCGGATTCATATGCTTTGAAAAATTCATTCCCTTTTCCACCTCATCTCATATGTTTCTCTTCTGCCTTTAAAATCAGAACCAAATTATTTGCAGACACCCAAGCCAAAGAATTACCATCATCCAAAAAAGTGATTTCATATTCATCTCTCTCGTCATGGGATACCCCTAAAGCTTTATCCATGTACTCTTTAAAGGTTTTACTAATATATGCTCTCCGGTTAAAAAACCTATCGTCAACATATGGAATTGATTTTAAACCAGAAGCATC